GTCAACGAAATCGATCCCGTCACTATCAACGTGTGAGACGTTTGATTTATGTGAGGCTTGTTATGGCGGATTGATGGAGTATATCAACAACCATACAGAACAGGCCAAAACACGAAAACCACGAACAAGAAAAGAAATAGGAGAGTAACATGGCAGACGAACAAACGGTCACGAGCGAAACCGGAAGTGTAACCGATGGCGGATCGGAAACGACACCCGTAGCGGTCACGACCGGCCAGCAAGTACAAGCCGCAGGAACACCCGCACAGGATTCCGAAGAAGCAATATTCGACCCAGGAGAATTTGACCGACTGACGCAAAGTCTGACCCCGGAGCTTCAAGCGCAAGCCAGGGCTTTAAAGAAATCCCTCCAAGGGGCTTTCACGAAAAAGACCCAGGAAATCGCCAAGCACCGGCAGAAGATCGAAGCGTACGACGCTTTCCAGCGGGACCCGGTATCACAGATTCAGCAGATGGCAAAGCAGATGGGCTATTCGCTAACCAGGGCTGAAGCACAGGCCCAGGTTAATCAGACCGACCCTGCAGAATGGCAGCCGCAAAGTTGGAATGAAGTTTTACAACGCGCAGAATCAAAGGTAATGGAACGGTTTGCTCCATTATTGACCGAGATGCAGAACATGAAAAAAACTGCAATCGAAAGCCAGCTTACGGACATCGACCCTACATGGCATCAGTATGAAGACACCATGGTCCAAAACCTGAGCGCGCACCCGACTTTGGCAAAGGACCCCATCATGCTTTACCGCTTATCTGTACCGCCGGAAGTCTTTGAAAGCAGGGCCACACAAAAAGCCCTTGCCAAGCTGGAAGCGCGAACACAGTCATCCAAGGTCTCCGGGAACTCATTAACCAGCAAAACACCCAAAACCGGAGACCCGGAAGGCCCCATTTCATTCGCTGATGCTGTTAAAATCGCAAAGGCGAGACTTGCGGAAGAAGGTATCCGGCCATTATAGGAGATATATAGATGGCGACAATCGGAGATACAGGCGCACCGTCAACCAATACCATTTACTATGACGCATTACTTACGAGTTCTATGGCAGCGTATCGTAAAACGCTGTATGACAACATTTTCAAAGACTCAGCGTTTTTGCAGTATTTGCGCATGACGGATGCAGTGAAAAAGCAGGACGGCGGAGAGCGTGTTGCAATGCCGCTGATGTACGGGACCAACGAAACTGTAAAAGTTGTGGGCGGTTATGAGGTTTTGGATGAATTTGCGTCCCCTTGGATGGCTAAAGCAGCGTAGTAACGAGGTAAATCGACGTAATGGATTTTCCACAAATTACAACCACGGCAAAGAGTTTGAGCATTTTCTTTGATGTTTTTACCGCCGTCAAAGATCGGTATAATATGATCAAGCTCAAGGAACTCAGTGGAACCGCAGAAGGAACACTTGTTTCCAGACCATTCCTTGCGTTGGACTGGCGTGAATTCTTTTCGGTGCCGTCTCAGTTCGGGTTGTTTGTGGTAGATGTGATCAACGCCTCTTGGCAAAGAGTTTACCATTTTATCTCTTTGGGTTTCCCAAAGATGCTTAGAAGCTTCAGAGATTCTTTTTTTAGCTTCAGTGGTGTGTCGGTATCCTTTAGCGTTTTGATTCCCGGAGCATTTACCCTTGCGACTATTAGAAACTCTTTCCTTGGTTTCCTTGGAATGGGTTTTGTCCCAAAAAGGGTTGTTTGCTCCGACTTGGAACTCATTAACACATTGCCGACTACAAAAGAATTTAGTGGCTTTTTTCATTTCGGAAGGTCTCTTATAGACTTCTTTGCCGCAATGTTCACATTTAATAATTTGTCCATTTTTACAGGAATTAAAATTTATTTATACAAATAACACAATCGTATCTTGTGTATCTTTCGTGTTTTTGGTATTCTAATGATATTAGTTTTTCGCCTAATAACTCTTTGATGTAATTTTCTTCAAATTTTTCAAATGTAGTTCCACTGTAAATACCTGTTGATATTTCAAAATAATCTTCTTTTTCAGATATTGTTGCAGAATAACTTAAAAGCATTTTATCAATAAACTTTTTAGTTTTTTTAATGTATTCAGGAAAATCTATTTTAGGTAAATTTTCGTCTTTTTCTTCATTGTACTCATAACATTCTGTACAATAATGTTTTCCTTTTTCTTCAATCCAGTCGGAATCCATTGCGTTTTCAATTGCGTTATATTCATCGCTCCAAAACGAGTGTTCGCCATCTTCGAATTGTTCTCCGCAACGATTGCATTTTACTCCATAAAAAATTTCACTTACTATCATAATTTGTTTGAATTAAAAGCCATCGCATAACAATATATTGTAGCAATTAAGGCTTTGGTTATTAATTTATTTACTGTTTTGTACTTTTTTATTTTGGTTTTGAACTGAAAGTTTCGAGCTTACTTTATCCGTAACTATCGTTATGCTCAACGTTTTTATAATCTGTTTCATTTCTTTGGTTTTAGTTTTTTAACATACTCTCTAACTTCTGAAATTCTGCACGGATGACACATTATATCGTATCGTTTTCTTCCTGTTGCTGGTCTGCCTATTTCTGAGTTAAATAAATAATGTGTTTTTCGATATTTTTTAATGTATTTGCACTCTTTGTTAAATAAATCATCAATATAACATTCTTCTATTATATCAAACAAATGATTTTCTATACCGTATTTTTTAAAAGATTTTCTTAATTCCTTATTACAAGGACGTGTTTTGTGCTGGCAAAAACGAAGTAAAATATTTTTACTCGCTCCAATATAAACCTCTCCTACATGATTAGTAATTTTATAGATTCCTATTATTTTTGATATTTTCATAAGGCTTTGCAAGTTCGTTGATTTTATCTAAAATTGGAATTGGTACTCTGAGTAGTTTTGTTTCTACTTTATACTTTTTTTTGCGTCCTGCGTTTCTTTCGTTGTTAGAAATTATTTTTTCTTTATTATTTCCTCTCACGTTTAGACCTTTATTTGTGCTATCGTATAGATTTATATAAAATCTTTCACGTTGCAATAATATTGATTTATCGCACTCTTCTAAAAGTTCAAACTTATGAAAATCAAAACCGTGTGTTTTAAAAGATTCTTTTAGTTTAGCACCACAGGCACCACCTGACTTGTGGCTATAAAATCTTTTTAAAATATCCATACTTTGTCCTATGTAAACTAATCCTTCTGGATTTGTAAACCTATAAATGCCTGAAACGCCTCTAAACTTTTCCATTCTTTTTGCTTTTAATATATTCTTTATTTACTGCATTTTCTGCAATTTCTTTGCAATTTAAAAGCCCTAACTCTTCTACGATTTGTCTTTCAATTGATGCTCCTATAAGGATTCGTTTTTTTTCTTTTGGTATTGGATGTCTTCCCATTTTTAAATTATTTTAATTTTATAGTACAAATATATATATTAAAAATGAATAAAAAAACTTTTATAATCTATTTATAATCATTTTAAATTAGTATTTTAATTTGCGTACTTAAATTAAAGTTATATCTTTGCTAAACAATAACCACTAAAAAATTAGAAACTATGAAACTACTTCAAAAATTATTCGACAAAATTAGTCACTTCCTTTATGGAGGAAAACCTTTAAATGTATCGTTATGAAAACTATTTACAACACTTATATAGTATTGAAATCTAAAAATCAATTAGATAGATTATTAAAATATTGTTCTGAAAATGGATTAGAAGTAAATTTAAATAATGAATTTAAAAAAGGAGATTGTTTTAGAAAAGGTATAGGTTTTGGCTTTTCTAATTGGCATAATTCATCTTTATTAACTGACGGTGGAGAAATCACAGAACAAGAATTTATTGAACTTTTAAAAGCTACAAAATTATGAGCCTAATCACATCACAATCTATGAAACAGTTAATTTTCGAACACAATTTAGCGGTTACGCTGTCACGAAACGGAATTAACCCACCAGAAGATGAATCTAATGTAGAACGATTCTATGAATGGATGAAACGAATTAAGAATGTTTATCTTCACGACAATGAACGAATGGTAAACGCTTTTAGAATTGTATCACTTAATCAATAGGAATTATGAAACCAGAAATAAAAGCAAAAAATATAATTCAGCGAATATTGGCAAGAAGTTAAACAAGAAATAGAAAAATTATGAACCCAGACGAATACATTGAAGGAACATTTAGCGAGGACAATCCAATCAACCAAATCGAAGTTGAAATCGATGAAGATGAAACGGATCTGGAAATTGCAGAAAGACAAATAAAAAGTCTAAAGCAAATCTTGAATTATAAAATAGTTCAATTGAAGAAATTAGCCGAAATTGAAGAAACATTAAAAACTTTCGGATATTTTACTTACGAGGAACAACAAGAAAAAAACGAAATTTTAAATCAATATTTATGAAAACACAAATGCAATATCTTATAGACGAATTAATCGATAGAGCAAAAACAGAAGATACAATTAGTATTAAATTAGTTATAGGCTTAGCTGTTATAAGACTAGAAAAAGAAAAACAACAGATAATTGATGCCTGTTATTCAGGAAAGACTATGCAATGTAGAGAAGGTGATTTAACTCCAGAACAATATTATAATAAATACTACAACCAATGACAACAACAACAATCTTACTAATCGCAGCGCTTGTAATCGCCTTAATTGGCTGTTACATATTATCACAACTTGTATTCGACATTTTCGAAGAAAATCAAGATTTAAAGCGATCTAATTTATCGCTTAGGGAGGAATTGAGGAATCATTTAAACAAACAAAAATAATTATGAAAACGACAGTAAAAACAACAATTAAAGGAAACGAAAACCTTTATGTAAAAGAATCAGTAAACTTTATTTACGATGCTTTGAGTGACAAACATTCTTTTATCAAACTTACCTTAATAGGTCACGACAAAAAAGAAACAAAAATAGGAATCAAGAAAACGTCAATTAAAATGTTTAAGGAATGAAAGATTTAATAGAGAGAATTCTAAAATTACGTGAAGAAATTGCTGATTTAGTCAGAAGCGAAAAAGTAATTAAATCCGAAAGATTAAAAAAAGAATCTGTTTTAGAAGAATTAGAAAAATTAACCGTGAATCAATTAGATATGTTTGAGGATAGTTAGTTTATATTGTTTCTAAACAATTTTAGAACTACATTTACAAAACGTTAAACGAAGTTGGTCAGAGCTTCTAAACTAAAAAATCATTGATTCCCTTCTGACCTTACGACTGACCTCGTATGTTGTTGGAAGGGAATTTTAAATTTAAGGAATTATGAAAGAAACTGAAATTGATTCAATGAAATATCGAAAATCCACGCATTTAGCGGGTATCGATGTTGAGGCAATTGTCGAAGAAAAAGGAAATTGTATCTTGACAATTAAAGAAGCGTACTACGACACAAACGTAGATGTATCAGGGAATAAAACAAATGGTTATTTTATCGACTTTGAAGAGCCTGTTAAACCAATGGTTGCAAACTCTGGAAATCGTAAAATAATTAACGAAATCGTAAAAGAAAAACTTGGATGCACTTCTGCCGAAAGTAGAATGTTGCCTAATTGGAAAGGGATTCAAATTGATTTATTTTTTGATCCTAGCGTTAAAATGATGGGTAAAGTAACGGGCGGTATAAAAGTAAAACCTGTAATAAAAAAAGTTGTTTCAGATGTGAATGCTTTGGCGGTTCTAAACAAATCTACTACAATAGACGAGCTAAAAGCAAATTGGGAATTATTAACACCAACTGAAAAGAATTTACCTACTGCAATGGCTTTGAAAGAAAAACTTAAATCTACTTTAAAATGATAGCAAGATACGATATTGAACAGCACAGCGAAGAATGGCATAAAGTGCGTTATGGAAAAGTAGGAGGTACATTATCTAAAGGTTTATTTATTAAATCCGATACACTTTTAGAAGATGTGTTATCTGAATTAGTTGAGGAATTCGATTTACAGGAATCTTTTCAATCTTATGATATGATTCGAGGCACAGAATTAGAACCAGAGGCACGAAAAGCATTGAATGCCTATTTAGGAATTGAACTTTTAGAGGTCGGATGGCTGCAATCAATTGAAATACCATTGCTTGGAATATCGCCAGATGGTTTGACTGAATGTGAAACTATAAGTGCAGAAATAAAGTGTCCTGCTTCAAAAAAACATTTAAAAACTGTTTTAACACAAGAAATTCCAAGCGATAATATACATCAATGTTTGCATTATTTCACAGTTAATCCTAAATTGGAAAAGCATTATTTTTGTAGTTATCGACCTGAAAATATTTACAAGCCTATATTTGTAAAAGAATTAACTCGAGATAGTTTGATTGATTTAGGACTTACTTACAAAGGCAAAATTAAAGAAGATAGAGGTTTAGGCTTGAAAGATTACGTTTGTGAAATTAAAGACATTCGTACTATTTCAGAATGGGTAAAATTAGCCAAATCAAACGCAAAAGAATTACAAATACAAATCAACGAAAAAATAGAACAATTAAAATTTTAAATTATGGAAGTTACAGGAAAAATTAAGTTTATCGACACTACAAAAGAAGTAGGTTCATCGGGTTTCAAAAAAAGAGATGTTGTTGTTACAACAGACGAACAATATCCACAACACATTTTAGTTCAATTCGTGCAGGATAAATGTGATTTGTTGAACGGATACAAAGTAGGAGAATCGGTTAAAATCGACATTAATTTAAGAGGTCGTGAATGGATAAATCCTCAAGGAGAAACCGTTTACTTCAACACCGTTCTGGGTTGGAGAATTAGCAAGTTAGATGTATCAAAACAAACGCCACCACCAATGCCAGCCGCTGAATTTCCTCCAGCAACTAATTTGAATGAAGAAGAACACGACGATCTTCCATTTTAAAATAAAAAAGGCACGTAATTAATTTTACGTGCCGATTTTTTTTGTATATTTGAATACCGATTTAAAACATCGGTTTTCTTTTCGATAATTTAGTAAAAAAACTTACCAATGACAAAATTAGAAGCTACTTCAAAAGTTCAGAAATTAAGACATTATAATACAGACGACGAGGTGTGTAAAAAACTAGGTATTTCAAAACCTACTTTATACGTACGATTGAAAACTCATAATTGGAAAATTACTGAACTTTCACACATTGAAAAGTTATTATAATGGAAAAGTATTATTTAAAAAAGTTAGCTGAAAATGGTTTTTCAGTTATCCCGTGTGCAGAAAACAAAGCGCCAATAGGTGCTTGGAAAAAATTTCAAACAGAAGCACGCACACCAGAACAAATCGAAAGTTTAACAAGTCCTAAATTCGGAATTGTAACAGGATATAATAACCTTGAGGTTATCGATGTTGACTGTAAAGTATTATCATCTTTGAAAGAACAAAAGGAGTTTTGGGATGAATTTTTAGGTTTTTTAACTGATAATATAGATGAATTTGATAAAAAATTTGTAGTTAAAAAAACTTTAAATAAAGGGTATCACATTCTTTACCGATGCAAAACTTTAAGAGGTAACACTAAAATTGCGACTTTAAAAGGAATGAAAGAAGCGTTAATTGAAAGTCGTGGCATTGGAGGAATGGTTATTGCTTATGATGATACTTTATCAAAAATCAACTATCATCAAATCAAAGAAATTTCAGAAGATGACAGGGAAATTCTTTGGAGTTGTGCCCGTACCTATAATTATGTTGTTGAAATTCCTATTGAACCTAAAAAAGAATCTAAAGAATATTTAGAAACTGAAATTACGTGTTGGGATGATTTTAATCAAAAAACAGATATTTTTGAAATCATTGGAAGTGACTTTCAAATAGTAGCAAACCACAATAAAAAGTACATTATTAAAAGGCACGGTGCAACCTCGCCACATTCTGGATATGTTTACAAAGAAGATAATAGGATGTATCTTTTTAGTACAGGAACGATTTACCCACACGAAAAACAAATTACACCTTTCATTGCTTATGCTTGGAAAAACTACAACGGTAATTTTTCAGAAACCGCAAAAGATTTATATCAAAAGGGTTTTGGATCTCGTTTAAAATCTAAAATACAAGAACTTAAAAAATCTATTTCAGTTCAGGAAGAAACTAAAATCAATATTGAAGATTTAGTTTTTCCAATAGATATTTTCCCTGCTGATATTCAAAAATATTTAATAGAATGTAATTCAAAATTAGACAGTTCTATTGAGTATATGGGTTGTTCTTTACTTTGGTTAATTTCTGTTTGTATTGGAAATTCAATTGATATTGAAGTAAAAAAAGGATGGATTGAAAACGTTTCTTTGTGGATTTCAATAGTCGGTAAGGCTGGATTAGGAAAAACCCCAAGTATATCAAATATCGTTTTTCCTTTAATAAAAATCAACGCTAAAGAAATTAAGAAATATATCAAAGAGAGCGAAAAATACGACTACTATATGAATCTGTCTAAAAAAGAAAAAGACGAACATAGCGAAGTATTTAAACCAATTAAGAGCCAATTTATAGCTAATGATATTACTTTAGAGGCTTTAGTAGATTTGCATCAAGAAAGCGATAATGCAGTAGGTGTATTTAAAGACGAATTGGCAGGCTGGTTGAAAGATATGAATAAATATAGAGAGGGTTCAGATTTAGAATTTTGGCTTTCTACTTGGTCTGGAAAATCAGTAAACCTCAACCGCTTGACGCGTAGAGGTTCGTTTGTTGAAAAACCTTTTATACCTGTTCTTGGTGGTATTCAACCAAGTATTTTTAATACATTCTACACAGATGAAAACAAAGATAACGGTTTTATGGACAGGATGTTACTTTGCTATCCTGATTTAAAAATTGATTACTATAATGAAAATGAAATATCTGAGGATATACTAAAATGGTATAAAGAAACAATTATTTCATTTTATGATACTGTAAAATCAATTATTAAACGTGATGAAGATGGAGATATTTTGCCATTAACTTCTAATTTTTCAGATGAAGCTAAATCAGAATGGATGCGTATGTTCAACGAAATGACCGATATTCAAAATAATGAAGAAGAAAATGAATATTTGAAGTCAATGTTTCCTAAACAAAAGAGTTATATTCCTCGGTTTGCGTGCCTAATTCACGTTTTTAACGACTTTTTTATCGAAGGGGGTAATAGTTTATTAATTTCGAAAGAAAGTATTTTGAAAGCCGAAAAACTAAGTAAATATTTCGTTGCTACAGCTAAGAAAATAAAACTTAATTCGGTTGAAGTAGGAAAATTAAAAAATACTATCGGACAAAATAAAGGTAAATCGGAAAAGGAAAAACTTTTTGAAATATGGAAATTAAATAAAAAGTTTAACAAGTCGGAAACTGCCGAAATTTTAGGCGTTTCTCGTGTCACAATTAACAACTGGGTAAAGGAGTTTGAAAGTGTAAAGTAAGTTTACACTTGTGTAAAGCAACTTTACACTAAAAAGTCAATAAAATCAAGGCTTGCGAAAGGAAAGTGTAAAGTAAACGGTTTACACTTTGTAAAATAAAAAAAATTAAAAATAAAAAAAAATTAATTTTTTAGAGTGTAAAGCAAAAAGTTTACACTTTCCTTTGTTAAGCCTTATAAACATTGAAAAAATAGTGTAAAGTTGCTTTACACTTGCTTTACACTTTACTTTACACTTTTTGCTATGAAATTCGATTTATTGATAAAAAAGTACGATTATTACTGTAATTTATTTATTGATGGTAAAATTGAGTATAATTTGTTTCAAGAAATCGAAAAAGAGTATTTAAAAAGAAAAGAATTATTCACCATTTATTTAAACTAAAATGTACGAATTAAGAGAACCGCAAACAATTGTTTATTCAAAAATAAGACAAAACGCCCAACGGGGTAAAAAGAAAATTTTAATATCTGCTCCAACTGGTTACGGAAAAACAATTTTATCATATCAAATTTGTAAAGACGCAATTAATAAAAATAACAGAATTTTATTTACATCACACCGTATCGGATTAGCTGAACAGTCACGGGATAAATTCGAAAGTTTAAACCCGTCTTTTTTACAAGGTGATTCAGATGGTTATATTGAAGATTATAAATTATTAGTAGCCACACTTCAAACGCTGGTAAATACCGAAATAAAAGAGCCGAAAGTAATAATTATAGACGAGGTTCATTATGGTTATGAAAGTGGCTTAATTCAAAGTTTATTTACTCGATTCCCGAACGCAATCTTTATTGGTTTGTCGGCTACTCCTACAGATGATAAAAATTATTTACTAGATGGATTTGATGTTATTATAGACGATTATCAAACTCCAGATTTAATAAAATTAGGTTGGTTAGTTCCGTTTAGAATTTATTCTCCAATGAAAATAAATATTGATAATGTAAAATTATCAAAAACAACAGGAGACTACCAAGAAAAAAGTTTAGAAGTTGAAGTTACAAAGTCTGACATAAATTATTCGATAGTTGATAATTATATTAAATTAGGAGAGGATAGAAAATTTATTTGTTTTGCTTTAAATAAAATTCATTGTTCGGCCTTGCAATTAGCGTTTTTAGACAGCGGTATAGTTACTGAAATTATTTCTGCTGATACGTCAAAAAAACAACGATTAGAAATTTTAGAAAGATACAAACAAGGTAAAACAAAAGGATTAATTTCTATTGAAATTTTAACTGCGGGTTTTGATGATCCAACTGTAAAATGTATAGTGTTGGCAAGTCCGACAAAATCTTGGAAAAAATACATACAATGCGCTGGGAGAGGAATTAGATTACTTGGTCAAACTATTGAAGAATCAATTTTTAATGGAAAATCAGATTGCATTTTATTAGATTGTTGCGGGTGCGTTGAGGAACACGGAATGCCAGACGATAGAAAAGAATTAGTGTTTGGTAAAAAAATTAGCCGTGTTATTGATAGAGAAATGAATTTAGATACTTCTAACGATAATAGACAAAATTTATCAAACGAAATAACAGAAGAAAAACAAGTTTTTTTAAAAAGAATAGGTTCATTATTAGATATTTATGAAGGTAAAATTTATTCAAAAGAAGCTGAATTACAAGAAGATGTAAATAATTTTTTAGAAAAAACAGGATATTTTTATTGGAGACAAAACAGCGGTAAAATGTTTATTGATGGTAGATGGGTTCATTTTGCTTCTAAATCAGGATTACCAGATAACACCGTGTTTTATAAAGACACTTCTTTTTTCTTTGGACTTGAATTAAAAATGAAATACGGAAAACTTACCGAAAATCAGAAGAAAACATTACCTGAAATGATTAATAAAAAAGTGTTGTTTTTTATTTGCGAGTCGGTTTATGATGTTTATAAATCTATTGAACACGTTGAAAATAATATTGAATTTATTAACGATGGGTATTTTATTAAAAACAGCATTTATAATTTGCCAGAAAAACAAATCGAATACAGATTAAAATTAAAATTATGAAAAATACAAACTGCATTCATTGTGAGAAACTCTGTAAAGTCAAAGGGAAAACAGAATGTGAATCCTATAAACCAATATCAGGAAAACCAGAACAACTACAAATCGAAATCAAGGATGCTTTTAAAGAGGGCAACTACGAAAAAGGAAAAGAATTACAAGATCAATTATTTAAATTTTATTATGGGTGATTATGAAATACACAAAAGAACAAGCGAAATATTTAAAAGAAAACAGAATGGATAAATTTCCAACTAATCCACCTTTGTATGATTTAGTATCAATAAAACGACTAACTAAAATAACAGGTGTAAATCAAAACGAACTAAACAGGGTAATTCGATTAATGAATGTGCCTACAACGATTTTAAGCAAAAGAAAGCAATATTTAGACACGTATAGTCAGGAGTTGTTATTTAAGTATTTAAAAGATACTAGAATAAGTAAAGTAAAATTTGAATTTATTGTATTGCCGTCAAAAATGAACAAACCTACTCCAGAGTATAGTAGGGAGGAATTTATAAAGAAAGGTTTGATAATTCAATCCACGGGTCGGGATTAAGTCAACGGGTCACTATTACGTTGACGTATCAGGTTTCAATCCACGGGTCGGGATTTTGAAAACATAAATCATACTCTTTGCCCAAGTAGGCAATTCTTTAGATGGAGCGGTTTGATTTTTAACGCTAAATTCAGATAAGCCGACAATTAAAGAAATATCACGGTTTTTTAAACCGAGTTGCTTTTTAAGTTCTTTGAAATCTTTGTGAGTGTAGTTTTTCATTTATAAATTAAATAAATTTTTGATTTTATTATTAAAAATTGATGTCAATAATTTTCCTTCTTTAGTTTTTCTTAATTCTAAATAAGTAGGATATTCTTCTTTTGATAATTTAGCCAATTCATTTAACCCTCTATATTCTTCGTCAACAATGTTTTGAAACTCATTTGTTGATTTTTCTAAATCTGAAAAAGAAATATAATCAGGTTGTGAGTCTGGTGTATTGCATTTTGAAAAACACCCTTTAGTTTGTAAGTGAAAATTTGTTGAGTCAATCATAATTCCTATTGTTTGATTTTGTTATACAAATATAAGTAACATATATAATACTCACAAGTAAAAAGCAATTTATTTATTACTTTTTATATTATTTAGAACGAATATAAATTATAAAAATACTTTAACAAAATGATAAAGTAATGATATAATTAACTATCTTTACACCATAGAAATAAACAAATAGAAATTATGACAACTATTAACTCACAAGTACAAAGCGGACAATTCGGAATTGGAACAGTAATTGAAATTAACGGTTCAAAAGCAATCGTTGATTTTAACGGAACTCAAAAAGAAATGTTAGTTGCTTTTTTAAAACCTGTAAAAAATACAAAAGTAAAATCTTATATGAAAGAAGAAAATTTACTACCTTCTTTTAATGAAGTTGTAAATAGAATTTCAGGCGATTCTCAAACTAGAGGAACTTTATTTGCTACCTCAGAATTGTTTAATACAATTGAAAAATTAGCAGATTCACAAAATTATTTTGTAGGTTCAATTATTTCAGACGCAAGAAACGGAAAATTTATTTCAGAAAAACAAGCTTGTGTAGTTGCATTCTTCGCACAAAAAAATAACTTAATCAAATAAAAATTATGAAAAATTACAAATTTACTTTTAAAATCGATTCGTGTACATTTACATATAATGGTACTTTAGAATCATTCAATGCTATTTATCCAAAAGCAATAATTCTCAAAAAAGAAAGTGCTGTTATTTGGGATGAAGAATTACAAGACTATATCTAAATACTATTTAGAATGAATATAAATTATATCATTTTGTTAAAGTGAATGTTTTTTTATTTATCTTTGAATATTGAAAATCACTAAAAAATAGGAATTATGACAACTCAAGACTACAACAACAAAGCAAACGAATTAAACGCAAAATTTCCAAACTTAAAAGCAGAAGTGGTAAAAAATTGGGATGGAAGCAGATTAGAAATAAAAGTTTGCAGCTCTGATAAAGCAAAAACATTAAGAGAAATGTACACAAACTTTAACTTCACTTTCTAATATGAAAGTGGAGTTTGCAGCAATTACTAGATTAGGTGAAAAAATAACTAGTAATTGCATTATTCAAAAAGTAATAAATAATGAATTGATTATTTATCTTGGAATAAAAGGATATTGGAAATTAATAAAAAATGAAACTTTAGAAATTAATTATATAAATATTTAAACTAAAATGATAAACACCAAACATCAGAAACTACTGCAAGGATTAATAGAGCTTTCAGGTCTTTCGCAAAAAGATTATGCATCCAAGCACGAAATAAATGAAGTTAAATTAAGCCATTGGGTGACAGGATATAGAAACATTCAATTCTGTACGCTTGAGTTATTTGCTTTCGATGATGGATATACAATTAATTTAAAACTTGAAAAAATATGAAAAGAATAGACTTTATAGAAAAATATTTTACTAATAATTTTTATTGGATAAATAAAGATAATTTCAAAATATTACAAGAAATTGGAATTGAAATGAATTGTGTAAATCCAATAGGAACAAAATCTATAATAGATTTACACGATGGATTTGTAAATTTAGGTTTTAGAACTGAAAATGGAATAACTAAATTTCAAAAAGAATGCTTTTTACTTCACAATGAAAAAGCAACGGATTACGAACAAATGATAAAAGATTATCAATCGATAAAAACACAATAAAATGAAAATCACTAAAGAACAAAAACAAAGAATTTTAGAATTAGATCCAAATTTTTTTAATGAGAAGTTGGAGGTAGGAAGATGGTATAAATCTACAAAATCAGAAGCTCTTGCTTTTATAAAAGAAGTTTTTAGAAAAGATTTTAAGGCTTTTGGTTTTGATTTAGAAGGTAATTGGTGTGATTTAGATGACGAATGGACAATAGATTTATCTTTATGGAATCCAACCACAGAACAAGAAGTACTCAAAGCATTGACTAAAGAAGCGGTTAAGAGGGGGTTCGAAGAAGGCAGAAAATTTACATCATGCGTCAGTAAATTCATAGATATATGCAATGGTTATTTTTCATATAATGAAGAACTTAATGAATTATACTCAAATGGCACGTGTGTGTTTTCTAATGGAAAATGGGCAACAATTATCCAGCCAAAACAAATGACAATCCAAGAAATTGAAAAAGAATTAGGATATAATATTGAAATAGTATGAAAGCAAGTGAATTTAGAATTGGGAATTTAATTTACGACTTTGACGAACATACATTTTATCCTATCGAAGAAATTAAGAAAAACTCACAAGGAAATATGTGTGTTATTTATAGAAATGGGAGCTTTATGAGTACCGATCCTATTCCGATGAAACTAACAGAAGAATGGTTGTTGAAGTTTGGGTTTGAATATCATCACGATACTCCACATCCAAACAGAGTATTTAGAAAAAATTGGGACGAAGGGTTTTTTGAATTAGAAGAAATTATATCGTTTTATTATGGTGGTAATTTTACAAGTGTTAATGTTAATCACGTCCACCAACTTCAAAATTTATTTTTTGCATTAACAGGCGGGGAATTAAAAATAAAAGAACTATGAAAAAATCAAACTCATTATTATTATTAATCATTGCAAATATTATAATGTTTTATATTGATACAGGATTAATTCCTAATATAGTTATTAGGATTCAAGTTTGTATTTTAGTTGTTGGATATTTTATTGTTAAACAATTAGAAGAAAATCAAAAATAATTTATATCTTTGAATTTCATAATTTCTATCCCCGTGACTGTTTCGATGAAAACGGGGTTAAATTTAAAAGTATGGCATATAGCGTTGAAGAAAAAGAATCTATTTTAAATACTATTTTTGATACAATCGAAAGTGGTAAATCTTTGCGTTATGCTTTGTTACAAATACCATTATCATCTAAGACTTTTTATGAATGGATAGAAAGTGATGAAGAAAAAGTAAAACAATACGCGCGCGTAACCGAGTTAAGAGCCGAGGCATTACTTGATGAAATGTTTGATATTGTTGATGAAACAAGCCAAGATACAATAACAACTCCTAAGGGTTTTGATATTCCAAATGTAGAATGGATGCAAAGAAGTCGATTGCGTTACGATGCCCGTAAATGGCTTATATCAAAACTAAATCCTAAAAAATACGGAGACAAATTAGATATGACCTCTGGAGGAGAAAAACTGCAAACACCTCCATCTTCAATAAACGTCCGAATAATCGAAAATAACGATGATGAGTAATTCAATTGATTTTTTAGCCACAAAAGTATTTCGAGATATTTGGCAGGCTTCACAATCAGGAAATTACAAGTTAATAGTTGAGGAAGGAAGCTCCAGAAGTTCAAAGACTTGGTCAAACTTCCAAAATTTATTCCTTGACCTTTTCGAAAATCCATTAACAACGTGTACTATCTTAAGGGACACCCAAAAGTCTTGTCGTGAAATTGTAGAGATTGACTGGGTTAAATGGCTGTCCGATCCAATGGGTAGAAAAAAGCAATTAGAAAACAAAGAAATTACCGTAGTTGAGTTTGATGCTTTTATCAAAAAAGAAAACTTGATGAAGTATTTTTTACGAAACAAAACAAATCATACTTGGACTTTTCTACATAATAATTCATTTATCCGTTTCACTGGACTTGATGACGAAGACGATGCAATGGGTATGACTCAAGACATTTGCTGGATTAACGAACCGTATAAGTTTTCTCACGAGGTTTATAAGCAACTATCTCAAAGAACCAGCAAGTATATTTTATTCGATTGGAATCCAAAACAAACGCATTGGGTAAATGAGGAAAAACGCAAAGAAAATACTATCACATTATTTTCAACTTTTGAAGATAATCCATTTTGCCCTATTGAATCAAAAATACAAATTCAATCCTACCAACCGGTTGAACAATGCGATGTAGTTTTAACTGGTGTTTTAACCACTTTGGAATGCAAAAATTATGATGTTGATGTAAACGAAAAACAGTTCGCAAAAAAACAAATAAACGAAATTAAGCGATGTGTTTACAATGAATCAATAAATAGCGCATCTTTGTATCATTGGCTTGTTTTTGGGCGTGGATTAAAATCCGAAAAACCAAACAGGATATTTAAAGGGTGGCAAACTTTATCAAATGCTGACTTTGAAAAATTACCTTATCAATCATACTACGGATTAGATTTTGGCTTATCTGCTCCAACCGCATTAGTTGAAATGAAGTTTGATGGTGATGAAAATTACTTCTTTAAAGAACGACTATATAAGCCTTTGAACGATATAAAAGGTAGTTTGTCGGACGAATTCGAACGTTTAGGAATTGAAAAGCATAAACAAATAATTTGCGACTCAGGAAACGAACTAAATAAAGAAGAAAGCCGTAAATTAAAAAACGCAGGTTACAACGTAATCCAAGCCAAAAAAGGAAGCGGTTCTATTGCTTCAGGGATTGAAACAATGCAAAAAAGTAAAATACATTACACACGTGAATCAATCAATATTGAACTTGAATACGAACAATATTCTTGGAAAATATGGCAAGGCATTCAAATGGATATGCCAGAAGAAAACGGAGACGATCACTCACTCGATGCAATGAAATATGTTATTTCTTGGTTTGTTAAAGTTTTTCGTTTAAGTTAATTATTTTTTACTATATTTGCTTAATTATTAATGTTGTGAAACATCGATTATATGGGATTATTTGGAT